AGCTACAATCCGAGCTTGCAGCAGCTCGACAGGAGCGCGAGAGCAAGGGCAAATCCAAGGCAGTAGTACCGGCCCTGCCGCAGTTCCAAAGCGATTGTATGTACGCTAGGCTTGGACTCAGCGCAGAGCAAGGTGGTGATCCGGCTGAAGTTCGCAAGGCATTTCGTGCAATGGTAAAGCTTGGTTACAGCTCACAACATGAGTCTTATGTCCTGCTGCTGGAAGCCAAGGATACCCTGATGCCTGCTGAAGCAGTAGCAGCGTAACAGTAACGAGGATGGCCGGGTAATTCCGGCCTGACCTAACAAGCAACGAGGTGTAACATGGATTACGATACTTGGAAGACAACAGACTTTGAAGGGGAAGCACAGGCTGAAGAGGAAGAGGCAATAGAGAAGGCTCAGATAGAATTAGCCGATGCCTTGTTTGATGCGTACCTAGCTGATAATGAAAAGGTAGTTCAAGAGGTTCACGAGGTACTGAGATCTGATAGATACTGGAGGTGGCAAAGTATTATATCAGGTGCCTGTACTCATATTGCTGACAGGGAAGATACCCTAAGTAAAATTGATGAAGCATGCGGGAGTTATGAATTATGATACAGTTCGATGCCAGTGTAGTAGAGACCAGAGTAGCAGCCAATTTTGTACATGCCTTGGATGCACATATTCAAAACACGAGTAAATTCAAGCACAGTTTACCGAATATAGTTGAAGTTATTAAGAGAAGAAACGGTAAGCAAGGTGTTGCACTTCTAATGCGGTTCGCGTATGGTGGTCTCCTTAGTAACCAAGAAGTTGACGAGCTACTGATCTGTAGCAGAATTGCAAAGAAGGGTGAATGATATGAAGTGGACTGATGAATTACTTATGGCGGAACAAATGAGACTTGAGCAAGCTGCCTTTGATGGTGGTGTTGAGCGTTACAAGAAGTCACAACAACGTGCTATTGAATCAGGTGAAGCAAGCAGCACTAACTCAAACCGTAGACTGACCAAAGAATTCATCGAGCCATTGGCCGAGGGTGTTGAATCTTACATATTGCACTGCCGTTCCAAAGGTGGACGTCCAGCTAAAGCAATACCGTACCTTGAATGCGTACCTGCCTTGACTCTGGCTTACTTGTCAGTCAAGACAATCCTTGATTACCTGTCAATGAATGGCACACTTCAGCACGTTGCGATCAAGATCGGTGGTCGCATTGAAGATCAAGCACGGTTCACTAAGGTAGAAGAGGTGGCACCGGGTTATGTAAAGAAAGTTAAGGATACCCTGAAGCGGGTACGATCTAAGTCTTACCGTCATCGCCGTGAAGTTATGGCTTCAGCCGAGCGTAAGCTATCTGACCAGAAGACAGGGCCTTATGCTATTGATATAGATCGTTGGGCTGACTGGCCTAAGTCTGAACTGCTACACATTGGTCTGACCATGATCGAGATTGTCCAGAGCACATTGCTATTCCAAGGTGAGCCAGTATTCAGGGTATCTAGGCACTCGCGCCGTGATCCTTACCACATTGAGATAAGCGGCAAGGTATCTGATTGGTGTCTTGAGTTCGATGAATTCATCGGCCAGATGAGTCCAGACTACAGCCCGTGCGTAGTACCACCTCGCTCATGGAAAGGCCCTAAGAATGGCGGGTATTACATGCCTGAAATTTCACGGACTCTTCCCTTGGTCAAGGTTAACAATCGCAAGCACCTTAAGAAGCTGACCAAAGAGCAAATGCCTGAAGTGTACGATGCTATCAACACATTGCAAAAGGTATCATGGGAAGTTAACACTGGTATCCTTGACGTGGCACAGCAGGTACAAGAGCAGGATCTAGCTATTGGTATCCCTCAAGCCGATCCGTTCCGTCCTCCTGAAGCACCAGTAAGAGAAGAGCTGGAAGGGTTACGAGGTGACGACCTGAAAAATGCAATGACTCCTGATGAATTCCAAGAGTTCAAAGATTGGAAGGGTGAAGCACGTAAGGTTTACGAGGCAGAGAATACACGGGCAAGCAGGTACATGGATGCAAGCCGAGCGTTAGGTGTAGCTCGTACCTTCAGTCGTTACCCTGCCTTGTACTTTGTGTATACACTGGACAGCCGGAGCCGTGTGTACTGCCGCAGCTCACAGTTCGGGCCTCAAGGTGGTGACCTACAGAAAGCATTGGTTAGATTCCATAAGGCTGAAGCACTAGGTACTGATGGCCGTTACTGGCTGGCCGTTCAAGGTGCTGGCACATGGGGTGAAGACAAGATTTCTTTTGATGACCGTGTTGCATTCATCGAGGGTATGGAAGAATCAATCCGGGATATTGCTGCTGATCCCTTGACCTTTCGTGAATGGGCAAACGCAGACAAGCCTTGGCAGTTCCTAGCATGGGCCTTGGAGTGGGCTGAGTTGCTGGAATGGGAAGACTCAGGGCGTAAGGCTTCAGACTTCTTAAGCCGTACACCAGTAGCACAGGATGGCTCATGCTCAGGCATCCAGCATTACAGTGCTATGCTACGTGATGCAAGAGGTGGCGCTGCTGTTAACCTGACACCTAACGATAAGCCTCAAGATATCTATAAGGATGTTGCTGATGTAGTCATTACAAAGATGCAAGATATTATCGCTGGCAAGATAGAGGTACAGATCAATAGCCTAGGCGTAGCACTAGACAACGATCTTGTCAAGAAGTATTGCGAAGCATGGTTGTCTACAGGTGTAGACAGAAAATTGTGCAAGCCACCAGTAATGACCTTGCCTTATGGCAGTACGATGTTGACCTGTCGTTCAAGTATCTTTGATCACTTGTCTGATCTGGAAGCTGATGAGTCAGCCAAGGCCAAGGCAGCGGGACGTTCAGCTAACCCGGTTCATCCTTTTGGTGACAGCAGCTCAGCTCTGCCCATAGATGATGCCGTTGCAGTGTGTACTCGCTTGCTTTGGAGTGCCATTGGTGAGGTAGTAGTATCAGCACGGCAGGGTATGAGCTTCATCCAGAGACTAGCAACCAAGGTAGGCAAGCAGAATAAGATCCTTCATTGGACTACGCCAACAGGATTCCTAGTTGAGCAAGCAATTTACAAGATGGAAAGCAAGATAGTATACACTCAACTGCTAGGTAAGACCGAGTTCACGGTGCTACAAGAGACAGATGAGATTGATACTAACAAGATGAAGTCAAGTTCAGCACCTAACTACGTGCATAGCATGGACGCTAGTCACTTGATCAAGTCTGTAAATGCATTCAAGCGGGCAGGTTTAGGTAGTATTGCAGTAATCCATGACTCGTTTGGTACTCATGCTGGTAAGACACAAGCATTACGTGACTGTCTAACCAAGGAATTCGTTAAGCTTTACCGTTCGGATTGGTTGACTACCTTCAAGGAGGAGGTGGAAGAGATACTGAAAGAGGAAATCGAGGAAGAGGTGCCGATGATTGGTACGCTAGACCTTGATCAAATCCATAAGGCTCACTATACATTTGCTTAAGATGTGTAGGTAAAGAGAAAGTCAAGGCCCTGTCCATGTAAAAGTGGATGGGGTTTTCTTTTATCTACACTATTCCCTTGGCTCTGCCAAGCAGAAGTACCTATAAGATGAGATCTATTCTCAACCACCATCTTGTCTACAGTTGTAGACATCCAAGTATTCGTAACCCGGACTATAGAAGAACACGTAAATCCTAGGAGATGCGGAGCATGTGATAAAGGGAAAGGGTAAAGAAAAGTAAGGACTAGGTTAACTGCGCAGCAGGACGTCACAAGGTAACAAGGGAGCCGGGGAGCCTAGCATATTCAAAGGTCTACAACTGTAGACATAAACCGGACTATAGAATCAACGCATCCCATAGGAGATTATGATGCAGGACAATATGCAATTCGAGAAGATCGTAAACAAGCGCAAGACCCAAGGCTATGATGCTGCCAAGCTACAAGAAAAGAAAGAGAAGAAGGCACGGCGTCAGCGGAGAGAAGAGAAGAGGGAGATTATTTAATGGCTATAGTAGGTAACACTCAATGTCCAGAGTGTGCGAAGAATGGCCACGATAAATCTGCCAACCACCTTATGCAATTTGATGATGGCGGGAAGTTCTGTAACAGAGGACAGTTCCACAAGTCAGGTGAAAACCTTTACGTTGCACCCGATGGCACTAACCCTATCATCGAAGGTGAGATCAACGGTAAGATTAAGTACAGCATCGAGCAATTTGAGGAGCTTGAGCGAGAGGGTAAGATAAGAGATGAGTTCACCAGACAGCTTGCCCTTGGTGGGATGCGAGAACGTGACCGTTATCAGGTGATGAGTGAAGAAGAGAAGGGTGCGCTTGAGGCAGAGTGGGCATTAGATGTCAAGCACTTTGATAGCCTTAAGGTCAAGCACCTCATCGACCGACAGATACACGGCAAGTACGCAAAGATGTACAACATCCGTGTAGGCCATGATGCACAGGGTAAGGTAGCTCGTCACTACTACCCTAAGTACGAGGCAGGTGAGGTAGTAGGTGCCAAGTGTCGTAACCTTCCTAAGGATTTCAAGTTCGGACACCTTGGTAAGCAGTGGGGTGACTTTGAATTGTTCGGTGAGCATACACTACCAGAGGTGCTAGCTTCAGGCCGAAGGATGGATACGCTGGTGCTAACGGGCGGCGAGTGCGATGCTGCTGCTGCACAAGAGATGCTATGCGAGAGCCAGAAGGGAACCAAGTACGAGGGTACACTCTTCCACGTATGGGCACCCACGGATGGAGAGAATGCAGTCGAGCAGATCAGACGAAGGAAGTCTGCTATCAATGCGTTCAAGAAGATCATCGTTGCCTTTGATGACGACGACACAGGGCAGAAGATGAACCGGGAGGTAGCCCGTATCTTCCCTACTAAGACAGTCAAGCTGGTCTTTCCCTCGGGAACCAAAGACCCTAACGATTGCCTTAAGCGTGGCCTTGAGCAGGCGTTCGTTGATGCATGGTGGAATCCTAAGGAAGTCTTTGAAGGTGTGAATGTTAAGAGCGTTCATAGTATCAAGGATGAGCTGAAGGCTGGGCAACCAAAGCCCGGACTCGGATGGCCTTGGCCTAGCATGGATCACCTTACCCTAGGTATCCGACCGCACCAGCTCATCTTGTACGGAGCAGGCTCAGGTGTAGGTAAGACCGAGGTGCTACGCCACATAGTAAAGCATCTTGTTGAAGAGCACGGTGAGTCTGTTGGTGTGATCAGCACGGAAGATCCTTATGTCAAGGTGGCCCGTTCCTTTATAGGTAAGTGGATCAACAAGCGTATTGAACTACCACCTAACAACGATCCTTCTAGCAAGGGTTACAGGCTGGCGTTCAACTATACTAAGGAAGAGGTTGATGATGTCATTGACTACGTAGCAGGGCTTAACAAACTATTCTTTGCTGACCTGTCAGACAGCCGTAGTATTGATGCAGTCATGGAGCAGGTTGAAGAGTTCTATACGATGGGTGTTAAGCACATCATCATCGACAACTTGGTAGGCATTGAGGTTAAGCAGGATGGCAAGGGTAACGAGCGAGAGGGTATTGATGAGGCACTGAAAACCTTTGGTCTTTATAAGGACAACAAAGAGGTCACCATTCACCTTGTCTCTCACCTTAAGACTGTTGGCCTAGGCCGTACACCTCACGAGGAAGGTGGTGAAGTACAGCTATCAGACTTCCGTGGTTCCAGAGCCATAGGCTTTTGGGCAAGCTATGCTATTGCAGTACAGCGTAACACTCAAGCAGATACTATAGAGGAGAAGACCACAACCTATATCAAGATCGTTAAGGACAGGGATCAAGGCTTGTACACTGGCGAGAAGGTTATACTCCTAGGACAGGAGAGCACGGGTAACCTACTTGAACCAAGCCAACGTAGGAAGTCTACAACTGTAGACAAAACCCGGACTACAGAAGAAACAAACACAGACGCCTTTGGATAGGAGAATAATATGATAGGTTCAACTGCAATCCTAGCTGTAATGGATAGCCTGTTTAGTGAGCGTGAGTTCCCATCTCATCGGCAGTCCGGGTCTTACCCTCAGGAACGTGGGAGCACTGGTGCTGCCCATGCCAAGCGTTCAACCAAGCGCCGGTCTAACATCCGAGCACGTAGCAAGAAGTAGGAGAAACAATGGCTATACTTACGAGTGCAAGGGTCGGCATTACAATGTCAGACCTAGAGATCCGAGCAAGAAAGGGTGACCCCTTTGCTCAGGATGAAATGGAACGACAGGCATTCACTGCTGCCAGTATCACAAAGAAGATCCAGAAGGAAGGACTTACCAGACTGCAAGCACAAGCTGAAGCCAGACGTAAGTAAGGTGCGGGGCTTAGGCCCTGCTTCTTTTCTATTTAACATATTCTTAAGGTGTAATTCTTATGAAAGCATTAGAGATACCAGCACGTTTTACTGGAACAGTTCATGTTGCTATCTGGAGTGACCCAGACTCCTGTCTATACGGTGAGATCTTCTTATCAGATGATAAGCTGGACAGCAATGGAGTAATAAACCTAGGTAGTGTAGATGTTGACATACCCTTGGAAGTTAATGGTGCTCTTGATAAACAAGTTGATCAACTCCTTGAATCAAAGAGCAAGATCATCCGGGAGGCTACAGACAAGGCTCAACAGATTGATGAGGCTATTGAAAGCCTGCGAGCTATTGAGTACAAAGAGGAACTGTAATGCCAATCACAACAGGTAGAAAAGCTATAAGATTTCACAAGCTACATGCTATGCAGTTCGCTATCCAACAGGATAAGTTCTATCAGCACAGACACCTGATCATCTCCTATACGGAGTCGATGCACCTACCCTGTACTCGTAAGGAGCTCAGTGAGTACACCGCTGTACCTATCAATGCAGTTAGCAAGGTAGTGGCTGGGCTGATAGAGGAAGGTGCCTTGCTTGATGAGGGTAGGATGCAATGTCCTGTCACTGGCAGGGATAGCCGAGCTGTACAATATAACCCAAAATTCTCGGGGCCTTACTAAACCCGGACTATAGACATAAACAAACAGGAGATAGCAATGCTTACACAAGAAGAGAAAGGACTGCACTGGCAGGCTATAGTATTCTATGCCATGTTACTTGATAAGGTAGGGTGTATTATAGCAGGCGGTGCAGCCAGAGATATTCTTATGGGCAATGCACCTAGAGACTACGACATCTGGCTGTTCGAGGACGTGTCAGAAAAGCAGGTCATTGATGCAGTCACGGCTGCTGGCTCTGCTTATTACAAGCAGTACGGTGAGTGCAATGTTAGCGTTACAGACGTATGCTCTGATGGGTATCCTTCTGACTGCGGCGAGAGAGAAGTAACAGGAATAGATTTCTGTATCAAGGTAGACTTCAATGGTATACTAATTGATATCATCAAGCTGGTAAGAGAGGAAGGAAAAGATATAGGTATCCATGATATCTTCAACAGCTTCGACTTCCCTTGCAACCAGTTCGCTCTGTTGGCAGACAGCAGAGTAGTAGGCATCGGGCATCTAAACACCAAGCAGGTAGCACAACGAAAGCTCTGTACAAACAGGCTGGCTAAGCTACGCTCAAAGCTACCCGACTTTGAGTTCATCGACTTACACTAGGAGATGTTATGAACCATCCAAGTAAACCCAATAGCCCTTCAGGTGCCGGTCGCTTTCTGTACTCAGATACGGAGGCGGTAGGTCTCCTCCATGCACTGAGACATAATGACCCATCGAGTATGCACGTAATCGGTATTCAAGATCTTAAGACTGGTGAGTATTTCCAGTTCTTTGATCCGTATGAATCCCGTGATCCAGATAACAGAGATGTACTGGATGCTGAAGGAGAAGAAGACGGTTACTTGATTGATGGTGTAAGGATGCTGCTTGAGGCAGAGGGTATATCCATGCATAATTTCGCCGGATATGACGCCCTATCTCTTGACACTATATTCCCTGATGATTGGACTATGAACAACAGGGAGAAGCGAGGCAAGGATCGCAAGTGGTCTCAGTTCTTTCCGTACCGTGTGATGGATACTTACGTACTAAGCACATTGCTTAACCCTGACCGCAAGGTTCCTCATGCAGCGTATGCATTGGGCAAGGGTAACGTAGGGCCTCATAGTATCGAGGCTCATGGTATCCGCATAGGTAACTGGAAGCCTGACAATGATGACTGGTCTAAGCTGACTGACCACATGCTTGAGCGAGTCAAGGAAGACTGCTTCATTGGTGCTGACTTGTTCTGGTACTTGATGAAAGAAGAGTGGACTGATCACCTGCACCGTGGCCCTAACAGGGTTACCGGGTACGGTATCGAGACTGCTTACGGTATGGAGTTACAGGAAGCATTGATCATGGCACGGCAGGGACGCCGGGGTTTCCGCCTTGATATGCGACTAGCCTATAGTCGTTGGGTGGAACTGCACAAAGAGATAGAAGCCACAGAGCAGGGCTTCCGTCCACACATGCCACTTCGTATACGCAAGAAGGCTGCTAAGAAAGAGGACTTCAACAAGTGGCTGAAGGACTCAGCTAAGATGTACGACTGGTTACCAGATAGAGATGCAGTTGAGTTACAAGCTAACCTAGAGTCAGTTGACTTCGATGTTACGCACATCAGCTACGCAGCTACCAACTGGAACCCTACCAACAAAGGTGGTGCCTATAGCAAAACATCTCAAAAATATATCAAGGAAGCTCGTGGAAATATCAATGACTACAAGGTGGAAGAGAGACCGATAGCTGGCCCATTCACACCTGTATTGTTTGAGGAGATCCCATTAGGTAACCGGGATTCAGTCAAGCAAGTTCTTTACTCACAAGGTTGGAGAGGTGTTAACTATAATGAAAAAGAGCAGGAGTACATTGATGAGTACGGCGAGCTGGAACTGCCTTGGGCTGGTAAGATCGACGAAGAATCACTCGAACGATGGGAGTCCTCTGGTACTGTACCGGAATGGGCTACTGGTATCGCAAGGTGGTACGTCCTTTGTAGCCGAGCCAACCAGATCCTTAACTTCAAAGACGTAGCTTACTTTGATAAGGCAGGAGTGTGGCCTAGGCAGGCTACTGGTAAGCACCAATGCCGTGGCCTCATGGCACGAGCTTGGTCTGATGAGTACCGCATCGAAGCGCAAGACTTCTACGCTAAGATGGGGAGCTGGCCAGTAGAGGATGAGTGGCGTGTGCCTGCTGTTGCAATCAGCATAGGTACTAACACATTCCGTATGCGGCACAGGAACGTAGTGAACATACCGAGCCGAGGCTTGTATCCATTACGTGACCTGTTCATTGCATCGGATGGCTACATGATCCTAGGTTGTGATGCCTCTGGCCTTGAGCTTCGTATGCTTGCTCACTTTATGAATGACCCTGAGTACATCAAGCAGGTTATTCATGGTGACATCCACACGTATAATCAAGAGATGGCTGGCCTGCCTACTCGGGATATGGCTAAGACATTTATCTATGCTTTCCTTTATGGATCAGGCATACCTAACCTAGCTGCTGTTACCGGGCTAACTGCTAAGGAGATGGAGAGAAGAGTACAAGAGTTCAAAGAGAAGCTTCCTGCTTTGTCTAACCTTATCTCTGCACTTGAGAGAGTGGGTAAGAAGTTCGGTCATGTACTGGCAGTCGATGGCAGATGGGGACGTATCCGGGCTAAGAGTGGTGAGCTATTGGTTCACACTATATTGAACGTGCTCCTCCAGATGACAGGCTCCTTGTGTATGAAGTGGGGACAAGTCTTTGCTGAAGATGCGATGATAGCTGAAGACGTTGCACTTGATGCAAGAGGCTGGCCTTTGTTCATTGCTAACGTACACGATGAGATCCAGATGGAAGTACCGATGGGTGAGGTGGAATACACAACCTATGAGGTTAACTCTGCTGATTGGAAAGTGGAAGAGAAGCGTGAGCACAGAGATAGTGAAGGCCGTATGTGGTCTGCACCTGTTGTACTTGATGGCAATCCTAAGAAGGATGACACCTTGTTAGTAGAGCGTAGGTATCACAGGGCTGGTGCTATCCTAGCAGAACAGATGACCAAGGCTGGTGAGTACCTAGGTATTCGTATCCCATTAGCGGGTGAATATAAAATCGGAATGAGCTGGGCAGATACCCACTAGGAGACATCAATGACTCTATATGATATCACGGGAGGGCTGCTTCTAGTCCTTCTTAACTTGGCCCTTATCTGGACTCTAGGTTCATACATCTTTAAGGAGTAGGTTATGAGTATATGGTTCTACGTTCAGGCCACTGTCCTGATTTCAGTAACACTTTTCATTTGGGGTTTCATCATCGTAGCCTCTTTCCAAAATAGCAACTAAGGAGTCACAATAATGGAAGCCGTTTATGAAGACCACATGGGAACAGACTTACGGGTAGTTAACGCTGCCCGTGTATCCTTCAGCAGCAAGAGCTGGTACATCAATGGTGAGTACCTACCGGACACAAAGAGTAAGCGTTACTCTGAATGGTGTCAGTACCGGGACAACCTTTTGCATTCAAACCCTCATCTATGGGGAGGGCAGCACAACATAATCAGCATGGAAGACTACGGACTGATTAACTTCTTAGCTTCTCATGGTCACTGGACTCCGTTTGGTCACCCTCAGATTACCCTCGTGATGCAGGCCCCCGTGCCTATCAGGACTCAATGCTTCAAGCATAAGTCTGGACTGGTAGAAAATGAAGAGTCACGTAGGTACATCAAGAGTAGACCTAGCCTGTTCGTTCCAAAGGAGTTCCGTTGTGCGCCAGCTAATGCCAAGCAAGGCTCAGCGGGTGTGCATCCTGACTCTTCCGAATGGAAGCGTATCTACTGGAACACATGCAACCGAGCTATCCTGATGTACGAAGCTATGATAGAGGATGGTGTTGCACCAGAGCAGGCCAGACTCGTCTTGCCTCAGGGTGTAGAGGTATCATGGTACTGGACAGGCTCACTGGCAGCATTCGCAAGGGTGTACAACCAACGCACAGACAGCCATGCACAAGGGGAGATCCAAGATCTTGCCCGTGAGATGGGTGACCTAATTAAACCGCTGTTCCCCGTGAGCTGGGCCGCATTAACAGGAGATACACAATGATCAACCTTATTAGATTCCTCAGAAACCTAGCCCGCTTCATCGAAGACCGAGCTGAAGGCTGCAAGCAGCATGGATACAAGAAGCTTAGTCAAGAGCAGGAAGCTAACCGTAAAGCTTTCGCTGTTCAGGTTAACCAACGTGCTGTTGACTGGGAACGGGAGGCTAAGCGGCATCGTGAGGCTCTTGAGCGCATAAGCTCTGAACGGGATCAGCTTGGTTTAACCTATGACACCAACCTTGAGAACATCACAGTAAAACTAAAGCATCTTGACCTAGCTTAATAGCTGGTAAGTCCGGGCGTCAAAACCCGGACTATAGATGAGAGAATATAAATCTTAAAGGAGAAATAAATGAGCTTCAATTATGGTGCTGATCCGGTAGTAACAGGCGGTTCAATTAAACAAGCAGCAGCGGGTCAACACGAAGCCCGTTTGTCTGGCATTATCCACCTCGGACAATACGAAGATACCTTCGGTGGTAAGAAGAAACCTGCTGCACCTTTTGTATGTGCACTCTTTGAACTGAAGTCAGGTGAAGAGGGTGGTGGTATCAATGACGATGGCACTCCTATCATTGTACACAAGTCTTTCGCTCTTAAGAAAGGCGACCGTGCTACACTCACCAAGTTTATGAAGGTGATGCTGACACCAGCAGAGTTCAAGCAATACGAGGCAGGTGTTTTGGAAGGTGGGTTCGAGGACTTCATCGGTCGTCCCTTGCTCATTGATATGGAAGGAAGCAAGAAGAAAGATGACAATGGTGAAGCAGCTTACACCAACGTATCTGGTATGAGTAAGATGCCAGCCAAGCTAGCCAAGCTTTGTGAAGAGCTGGAGCTAGAGTCAGTTGGTCATGTTCCCTTTGATAAGCTGGATGAGTTAGCTTTGCGTACCCTTCCTCCCTTTGAAATTTGGGGAAAGCTGGAAGAGTCAATCGACTTCCCCGGCAGTGCAGTAGAGGAAGTCCTTGCAGATATTCGCAAAGAGACTCCTGACTTCGGCACTAAGAAGGCGAAGGATGACGACGACAAAGGTGCCGACAAAGCACCACCTGAGCGTAAGCGTGAAGACCTCAATGAAGAGGAAGACTTCAGCTAAGATCATAACAGTACCTCTTGCAGGCTGATCTCTGTTACGTGCTGGATGAGAGAAAAGTGCCTGATCAGCACTAAATCCTCGGTTGATACAATGCCTCTGGTATGCGTGTAAGGACAGTTCGCAACTGCCTGCACCTTACTATGCCCAAATGATGTACACGGGGTCAGGGTGTCCCTCTTAGGGGGATACGCTGTGAGTACATTTAGAGGGCCTGTAGCTCAAGTTGGTTGGAGCAGCGAACTCATAATTCGAAGGTTATCGGTTCGAGGCCGGTCAGGCCCACCATCTCCCTGTAGCTCAATTGGATAGAGCATCGGATTTCTACTCCGTGTGTTGTAGGTTCAAGTCCTACCGGGGAGACCATCTAAGTGTATTCACAGGGTATTTAAAACCCGGACTATAGAAGAAAGAGATTAAAAACCAAGGTCTGACACGACCACCGATTCCATTTAAGGAGATTTAATATGTCTAAGATTCTAGTAGAAGAAGTACAGAACGTCACCTACACTGTAGATGGCAAAGCATACAAGACTAAAGAAGCTGCTGATGCAGCCTTGTCCAGCCTTGAGAACGTACAAGAAGGTCTTGAGTTTACTGAAGCCCGGTATGCAGGTCTGGCTCCTCGTGCCAAGCGCACCAAAGCAAACCTTATCGGTGAGTACCTTGATTGGGTAGCCGATGGCAAGCCTGTAGTTGTTGAAGATGAGCCAGCCTCAGCCTAAGCAATAGGTTTAAGTAAGTAACTAAGTAGCCCCTCCTTTATCGGTGGGGCTTCTTTGCTTAGGAGATCTTTATGTTTGATATGGGAGCAAGTATTTATGAGAAACCGCCTAGCTATTTTCTATGGCCGACTGATGGCAGATTTACAGCACTGGTCGATGCAGATCTATTACCTTACCTAGTAGGGTATACAACGGACGAAGAGAAGTACGCCAAAGCACTGCTTAGAATAGAGGAAGGTGAGTACCACTGTATCACTGAAACTCCAGAGTACGAAGATGCAGCAGACCAACTAGATTGGACACTAAACTATTGGGTTAACCAAGCTGGTGCTGACTCTGCTATCTTGTACGTCACAGATTCACCCGGTAACTTTCGGCTGGGCGTGGCATTCACTAAGCCGTACAAAGGACAACGTAAATCAGAGAAGCCACCTTTCTTCTCAGAGCTTAAGGCTCACTTAATAGACAACCATCATGCTATCGTTGCAACAGACTGCGAAGCAGATGACCTAATGGTGACAGAGCTTAATCAAAGAAACAAAGAACTAGAGCAGCAGGGAGCAGACATAGGTTCAGGTGAACACAAGAAGTTCAGTGACGCCATTGCTATCAGTTCTGATAAGGACATAAGGATAAGCCCCGGATGGCATTACGACCCTACCAAAGATGACAAGGTATGGGTCAACGTACTCGGATGGCTTGAGCCTGTCTACAAGACAAAGGAGGTTATAAATTACGAATACTGGCCACTGTACAACGGTGAACCTATGCATCCTGACACAAAGGGTGAGCCAGATAAGTATTCCAAAGGAAAACAAAAGGGGGAGGTTAGACGCAAGAGGGTTAAGAATGGTGTTACTCTATCTCAGTACGTAAATAAGCTGAGAGGGGCTGGTCTTAAGTTCTTCTACTCACAACTATTAGTTGGTGATAGTGCAGACAACTATCCCGGTATCCCCGGAGTAGGCATGACTCGGGCATTTGAGGTTTTAAACTCATGTGAAACCGAGGAAGAAATGTATGAAGCAGTCTTGCAAGAGTACAATCAGGCATTGGGTCAACGTAGTTTGGCTCATAACCATCGCGGTGGTAGCCTCACTCTCTCTTGCGAACAACGTATGGTGGAGCAGGGAAGACTTGCGCACATGCGAAAAGAAAAGGGAGAGATGTGGAGACCAGACATCTACTGCCCGCACGGGGAGGATGATGTATGGAACGAATGAAGGCGGAGGGGGAGGGCTAATTATGCGCATGAAAAACAAAGATATAAAAGAATTCAGAGAGATGATGGTAGAAGATCAACAGGGTATCTGCCCTCTCTGTAATAGGAGGTTCTCTACTATGAACCCCAGAGATGTATGTGCTGACCACTGCCACGACACTGGTTTTATGAGAGGGGCATTGTGTCGTAATTGTAATGGTAATCTAGGTAGAGTGGAAGGGTTAGCTAACAGATCTAAGAGGGGCTTAAGTAAGATATCTTGGCTTGTGAATGCTGTAGGCTATTTGGAAGATAGAAAAGGAGCACCTAAATACGACAGTATACACCCTACCTTCAAGACTGAGGTAGAGAAGCGCACCCTCCGAAACAAGAAAGCGAAAGCTAGGAGGATTATAAATGGCAAGGCTTCGACTTAGGAAGTTGTTTACAAATGAAGAGATAACAA